CCCCGCCGGACTGTTCGGCGGGTCGATGCTGTTCGAATCCACCCGCCTAGCCTCCGGGAAGGTTATTACAAAACAGAAACTCCAGTACCCGGTTCGGATACTGGAGTTCTTGGTGGGCGCGGGTGGATTCGAACAAGCTCAACTATCACAATTCGCTGGATGCGCTTTGAAATTGTGATGGATTCATGCGCATTTTTTTGAATTTCACCAAAAATCAATCATCGGCTATCACAACCATTTAGGAACAAAAACGGGTTACAAAGTGGGTTATTTTGCACGCGGAGAATACTCTGCCAGAGCATCTGAAACGGCCATTGCTGCCGTGTCAGCCCTGCCGTCAACGGCGTGACTGTACCAGCCGTAAGTATCCATACTTTTGCTGTGCCCTACCATGCGGCGCAGTTCTGCCGGGGACACGGCATCCTCGATGATGCTCACAAAGGTGTGCCGTAGCTCATACAGGCTGACCGGCGGGTCAATACCGTTGCTGCGCTGGTAGAGTTTCCAGAAGTTGTACAGGCTTTGCTCGTTCCTCAGGGAGAAGATAGAATCATCTCCCCGAAGAGGCCGCTCCTCTTCAAAGGCCCGCTGCTGCAGCTGAGCGTGGAGTTCCGCAGCCGCCAGCGGATGCAGGACCACCGTGCGGATAGCGTTTTCGTTCTTGCCGTGCGTTTCCTCATCAAAGGTATTGATGGCCCGGGCAAGATGCAGCCGGTTGCCCTCCATGTCGCCCACGCGCAGCCCCAGCAGCTCCCCGGGGCGCAGGCCAGTCAGGACTGCAAAGCGATATGCATGGATATTGGCATCCTGTTCAACCTTGCCACGGACGATGCGCGTATCCGTGGAAAGCAGGACCCGCAGCGCGTCCGGCTGAAGGATCTTTCGGCCCTTTGGACGTGCTCCCCTGGGTACTGTGAGACCCTCGTCCTCTGGCCGCAGGGCGGTGTATTTGTGCTGCCTTGCCCATTTCACAAAGCTGACTTCAACCGCCCGGATTCCCTGTAATGTTTTCTTAGAGAGGTTTCCCCTGCTCTTTCGAGTGGCCTGCGGGTTCATGCTGCCTTCTTTGTATGCCCGATTCAGCACGTCCTGCAGCATTCCCGTGTTCAGGTCTCCGATGCGCCGCTCTCCAATGATTGGCAGGATGTAGTTCTGTCCGAACTTCTCCACCTGCTGGGCATAGCTTGTGCCGGCAGTGGCCCGCACCGAGATCAGATACTCGTTCCAAACCTCCAAGCAGCGCTTGGTGGTGCTGCAAATGCCCTCATCCAGCCAGGCATCTGCTTTTGCATTTGCTTCCCGCTGGCCGGTACGGCCCGGCTTTGCGCTGGTGAACGTCTTGCGCACGCCGTCCTTCTGCACCTTGATCTGCCAGCGGTTCTGGTTCGGCAGCCACTGGGCGGTGTTGGTTCGCATTCCCATAAAAAATACCTCCTTTGGGGTACACTTTGACAAGCCCGCCCAAAAGAGGTATAATCGCAATGTCGAGTGTGCGATGCCCTCTTCTGGGTGAGCCGCTTATCTGAACTCCCTCGGTGTTGGTAGCACCGGGGGAGTTTTTTTATTTACAATCAGTTGTTCGTACGGTAGATAACCTCCAAGCCCTGATTCGGGTGATAAGACCAGGTAACTGTCACATCATCAAAGCTTTCCTTCTGGCGGCCATCAATTGCTCGTGTATTTGCCATTTCTTTATAAAGCCATTCTGGCAATCCAAGTGCTTTGTTGGTCAGTTTTACATGCTCCAAGCCAGTTTCATTAAAGATAATCGAGCCGCCTTTCATGTTAAGCGGATTATTATCAATCGTCATATAGGAACCATCTTCAGCAACTGAAACCGTTACGTCATTATAAAGATCATAAAACAGTTTAAAATCCGGTGCCGTTCCCTTCTTATAGAAAGTTGGTGCTATATCCTCATCCAGAGATATGAGAGTTTCCTTTCCATCTTCATTTACAACCTTCCAAGTTGCCAGAATAACAGGTGCACCATCATCGGCGAACCGTTGAACTTCTCCCTTAAATGTAACGTCCTGATCATTGAATACGTTCTTGTAATAGTCGTATAGACTTTCTTTTACAGCCGCATACACACGCTGCCCATTTTCCACAACGGAAAAGCACTTATAGTTTGTATTTGTTTTTTCAACCGAGTATGTAAAATAATATCCGAAGTCCGTATGGCCTGAATAGGCCACATAATCGCCTGTTTTGTACTGCACTCCCTCTGCAAATGCAGACATTGCAAGTACAAAACAAAGTACCACCATCAACGCCATTGAAACTATTTTCTTTTTCATACAAAAGGCCTCCTATGTTTGTTTATATTTCCGTCAGCGCGTATAATTCTGCGCTGCACTCGTCGAGCTTCGTTTTAGCATTATCGCTCATATATGACAGATATGGTTCAAATGCCCGATGATATTTTATTGCCCAGTTCTGCTTTGCTTTGGGCGATTTTAAACTTTCTATTTTGTTCCGGTATTTTTCTTGTGTACGCTGGACAATTTCATTAACGGCTTCTTCTCGAAACGTCAAATCCAGATATTTTTCCAACGAGGAAGTTGTAGTTACTTTCACGCCATACTTTTTACAATCTTCCAGCTGTATTAAACGGCCAACACAAAAATCATACCGCATAAAGAACACCGACGGTTCTGTGGTAGAGGAAAGAATCTTAGCACTTTCCTGAGCCTGTTTAAGAAATTGCGGTGCTAATATTTGAGCGTTCATGCGAGAATCAACCAAATCCATCGGGCCCATCCATTCGGGGTTCGGGGAATATCTGGACGGCTCTTCCGCCGCATCCATTGCCATCTTTCCGACTACCTTTGTAGCCTTTTTCAGCCAACCAAAAACGCCCATGCGGTACCTCCAACATCAGATATCCCGGCAGAGCCCCACGGCCTTGCCTTCAATGACAACGGCATTCATATCTTCCCGGCTGAGGATGATGCTGCTGAAAGCCGGATTCTCCGGCCGCAGTTCAATGAAATTCTCGTGCAGATAGACATGCTTCAGGGTGGCCTCTTCCCCGATCCGCACAGCAGCAATCTCGCCGTTCTCCACCTCTGGCTGGCTGCGAATCGCCACCAGATCACCATCGTGGATGCGGGGTTCCATGCTGTCGCCCTTGCAGGTCAGTGTAAAGGTGGAGTGCCAGCGGGAAGGCACGCACACCATTTGCTCGATGTTCTCTTCTGCTGTGATGGGCGTACCGCAGGCGATCCGCCCTACAAGCGGCACCACATCCATGGCAGGCATCGGCTCAAAGCCCGGCGGAACGGTGGGCTCTTTGGATGCAGCCGGGGCAGGCTGCTCCTCCCAGCCCATCAGATAGGCGGGAGACACTCTCAGCCGTTTTGCAATGGCATCTACTTTATCTGTCGGTATGTTTGTTACAATGTTATTCTCATACTTATATACAGCTTGCTTTGATACGCCAATGTAGTCAGCAAGCTCCTGCTGGGTTACGTCTTGCTCCTGACGCACTTGTCGAATGCGATCACCTACAGTCACCATGAGCACCTCCTTTAATATCTATAGTATAGCAGATAAACTGACGGTTTACAATATTTTTAATTGAATTACCAAAAATAACTTGACAGGTTACAGATATGGTGTTATCATACTCGTAACCTCACAAGTTACATCGAGGTCGTTTGGAGGTGAAAACGTGGTAAATGTCAATTTACTCAAGTCGTACATGGTCAGAGCGGGTTACACCCAGAAAAAATTGGCTCAAGAGCTCGGGATTTCGGAGCAAACCTTAACTCGTAAACTCAAGAAACGTGTCTTTGGCACGGACGAAGCCTCAAAGATTGTAGAGCTTTTAAGTATCGACAATCCGCAGGCTGTATTTTTCGGCCACTGAGTAACCTGTGAAGTTACATCAAAGGAGGTGAACAACGTGAACGGCAACAAAAAGCCCAACGAACCTGTGAAAGAGGAACGCTGGGCAGAGAGGAGAAAACTCAAGTGCTGTGCTATAAGTTGATTCTGATTCTTTGGCTGGTCGTGACTTTGTGCAATCTGCTTGTCAGAAAGGTCTCGCCAGAGCTTTCCGGTTGGTATCCGGCATACTCCATCGTGGTTGCATTTCTCACGACTGCATTTCTTTTGCGTCTCGCATCCTGACAACGATCTTATTCAAAAGCTCAACTTTCATACTATGAAGATCCTGTGTCGCAGAAGTTCGCTTCACCAAGCGTTCCAATGATAGCATATCTTCTCGAAGCTCTTTTGAAGCGTAATACATTGCCAGTGCAGAGTGAGAGCCAAATTCGCTCAGATTTTCGAGTGTTTCAGATTGGACAGCCGCACCCGCCGCACGAATGTAGCCTTCGTAGATCTCGCGTTCGCGCCGAACCCGTTCTTCGCGTTCTTGATGGTCATATTCCATTTGTTTCATCTTTTGCTGATGCCAATTGTTAAAGATTGCTGTCAGCATCGGAGAAACCAAAGCGCAGAGCGAAACGACCATTGCTACTAAACCAGACCAGTCCGAAACAGACATACCGGTATTTTGTTCCACTTTATCACCTCCCTTCGCGCCCAAGTATACCGCAGAAGGGAGCCGCCAACAAGGAGGTGAGCAACGTGAAAAAGCCTTATCTCAAAATCAGTCGTCTGGCAGAAGACCAGGATCTCAATCAGGGCGCACTTGCGGCCCTGATTGGGGTAAGCTCCAACACGATGACCGCACGGCTCAAGGGGACACAACCTTGGAGGAGTGACGAAATCGTCATCATCTGCAGAGCACTACACATCCCGCAAGAAAAAATCGGGGAGTATTTCTTCCCGGCAATCGCAAAGGAGGAAAAGACCGCATGAAACCTTACACCCTTGCATCCGAGCGGGCCGCAGCGCCCACTGGATGCGCGTACATCGCACCGCTGTTTTGGAACAAGTGGTTCCGTTGGGGCGGTAGTCAGGCATCTGGCTGCTACCAACTGGGCGGACAAATCAAGGATGAAAGCCACACCGGGCTGCAGATTTTTGCTGATGGCGAATGGCACCCGGTCATCGGATGGGCATTGGACGACTGCAGACCCGCAGTCAATTGTCTTCAGGAGGCAGGAGCATGAATATCAGCCCGAACGCTCAGTTAAAAATCCAGCTGGGGAAGGATGGGAACCCCAAGATTTATGCCTGCGGTACAGAGACGGAACAGAAAGCCCTTTGCGCCGCTCTGATTGCCGGGATTTGCATAGATCAAAGAAATCCGGCAGCATTGCTCAGCATAGTGACTACTGCCGCAGACCTCATGGACAGAATGGAGGAATCCCCCAATGAAGATTAAATCCCGCGTCTGGTACTGGCTGGCTGCTGCCAGCGGTGCTGTAAGTCTGCTGTACGGCATGGGCATCGAGGGCGGTGCACAGCAGGGCAGCTCCATCTCTGACAGCCAGTTCGTCACGGCCCTGTGCCTGGTTCTGGCAGCGGTGCTGTTCCTGCGTCTGGGCTTTGCCGCACAGGATCGTGAGCAGAACGCCCGCCGCCGCTATGGCCGCATCAACCGCACCCACGCCCGCGCCGAAGAGCCGGAGTACCGGCAGAACCGGAGGGGTGCATGAAAAGCAAATGAGCCCGCCCGTGCTGGTAACACGGACGAGCCAAAAGGGTGATGGTTTGAACGACTCCATCCCCTTGATGATATCACATCAGAAAGGATTTTACAAATGAAAGGTATTTTAGCCGAACCGGGCAAGGCCCCGGTGATCGCCAGCCTGCCGGACAGCCTATGGGCCATTGAGAACCGGCTGGGCACGCCCTGCGAGATGATCGTGCTGCCCCGCACCCCGGCGGTGCTGTTCGTGGGCCGGTACGATGGCCCCATCCAGCCCGCCAGCCTACTCAACCGGAAGTACCGGGGCCGCCAGCTCTATGGGCCCATCCTCTGCTACGGCTGGAAGGGCAACAACATCCAGCCCATGAGCAAGGATGTGCAGACCGAGATGCTGGACCGCCTGAAGGGCACGGAGGTAAAGGTATGAGCGAGCACATCATCGGCCAGAACAGCAACGATGTCTACTACGCCTATTTCCGTGGGCGGTTCTGGCGCTGGGACGAATCTGCACACGTCTGGAAAGAAAGCCATCTGCTGGCCCAGAAGTTTGGCAAGGCCAAGACCGCTGAAAAGCGGCTGACCCCGGAAGCGTTTCTGACCAGCGACGAGTTCATCCCCATGGATGACTACGAGCTCCCCGAGCAGATGCTGACGGCCCTCAGGGAGGCCAAGCCCTGCAAGAATGCACCGGTAGACCCGGTGGAAGAGGAGCCGGAAGTCCCCGGAACCCAGACGGCACAGGAAAAGCCCCTGACCACCGTGCCGGATGCGATGCGCCCGGCGTTCGATTATTCCGGCCTGACCGACCAGACCGTGGAAGACCTGCATTTTGCGGAGAACGAATACCGCCACGGCAAGCAGATGGCCGAGCGCGGCCTTGTCCACATGGGCAATGCCATTGCCGCTGCCCATGATGCGCTGTGCGGCACCGTTGTCGCACAATGCGACAACGGTAAGTTCGCCAAAAAAGAAGATACCTTCCGGGCGTGGTGCGTGTCCATCGGCATCACCAAGGATACCGCTTACCGGCTGTTGCAGGTCTCGGCACTGCTGGACGGAAGCAGCCCCCGCCAGCAGAAGATCCTGAAGGAGCTGTCTCCCACTCTGCTGTATGCCGTGGCAAAACCAAGCGCCCCGGCAGAGCTGGTGGAGCAGGTTAAGAGTGGTGACATCACCACCAACAAGCAGTATCAGGAAGCCCTTGCCCAGATCAAAGCCGAGAAAGAGCGCGCCGATGCTGCCGAGACCCGCGAGGAAGAGGCGCGGAAAGCTGCACACGAGTACCACGAAAAGTACGAGGAAGCCGCTGCCATGCGGGCAACGCTGCTGGATCAGCAGGGTGTCTACATTGCCGATATTGACGGCCTGAAAAAACAGAACGCCAAGCTCCAGCAGAGCTACCACGATGCAGACGAGAGCCGTATTGCGGCCAACCTCCAGCGCCAGAAAGCCGAAGCTGAACGCGACAGGGCCGAAGCCCGCGCTAAGGACGCGGAGAACCAGCTTGCAGGTTCCCGGCAGATGGCCAAAGCGGCCAAGCTCCGGGGCGACAAGCTCAAGGCCGAAAATGATGCACTCAAGAAACAACCCATCACCGCCGTGGTGGACGAGGAAGAAGTGGAGCGCCGGGCAAACCAGCGGGCCCATGATATCGCCGAAGATTTAGCCGCCGAGATGACCGCCGACCTGCGGGCACAGCTGGAACAGGCCGCTTCCGGCAGTGAACAGGATGCCCACAGCTCCTATGACAACGTGCTGCTGGCCGACCGCTCTTTCCAGAACATCGGCAAAATGGTGGTTCCGTCCCTCCGCAGGCTTCCGCCCGAACAGCGGGAGCAGCTGACCAATATGCTCGTTCACACACTCGGACAGATCCAAGGGGAGGTATCCAGATGTCTGTAACCATCACGGCCCTTGAGGCCGAAAACGTCAAGCGCATCAAGGCCGTTGCGCTCACCCCCGCCCCCACCGGGCTCACCCTCGTGGGCGGCAACAACAATCAGGGCAAGACCAGCGTGCTGGATGCCCTTGCCTGGGCGCTGGGCGGCGACCGCTTCCGCCCCAATGCCGCACAGCGGGACGGGGCCGTGGCTCCCGCCCATCTCAAGGTCACTCTTTCCAACGGCGTGATCGTGGAGCGCAAGGGCAAAAACAGCACCCTGACCGTTACCGACCCCACCGGGCGGCGCAGCGGCCAGCAGTTGCTCAATGCCTTTATCGAGCCGCTGGCCCTTGACCTGCCCCGCTTCATGGAAGCATCCGACAAGGAGAAAGCAGACATCCTGCTGCGCATCATCGGCATCGGCACCGAGCTGCACGTCCGGGACATGGAGATCAAGGCGCTGTACGACAAGCGCACCTTCACCGGCCAGCTGGCCCAGCAGAAAAAGCACTTTGCCGAGGAGCTGATCTCCTACCCAGATGCCCCGGAGGAGCCCGTCAGCGCCTCCGACCTCATCCGCCAGCAGCAGGAGATCCTGGCCCGCAACGGCGAGAACCAGCGCCTGCGTCAAAATCTTGCCGGGCTGGAAGAGAAAGCCCGTGTACTGGCAGATCACCGCACGCAGCTGGAACAGACCCTTGCACAGCTGGTGAAGGAGCAGGACGAAGTGAATGAATCGCTTTGCACGGCCCGGAGATCTGCCGAGAACCTGCAGGACGAATCCACCGCAGAGCTAGAGGCATCCATCCGGGGCATCGAGGAGACCAACCGCAAGGTCCGGGCCAACCTGGAAAAGTCCCGCGCCGAGGATGAAGCGGCCCGGTATGCCAGCGACTACGACAAGCTCACCGAAGCCATCACCCAGAAGCGGGCTGACCGCATGGCCCTGCTGAACGGTGCCGACCTGCCCCTGCCTGAGCTGAGTGTGGAGGACGGTGCCCTTACTTATAAAGGAAAGCACTGGCGGGATATGTCCGGCAGTGACCAGCTGCGGGTAGCCGCCGCCATCGTCCGCCGCCTGAACCCGGACTGCGGTTTTGTGCTGCTGGACAAGCTGGAGCAGATGGACATGACCACTCTGACCGAGTTTGGCCGCTGGTTGGAAGCAGAGCACCTGCAGGCCATCGCCACCCGGGTCTCCACCGGCAGCGAGTGCCAGATCATCATTGAGGACGGCATGGTAAAGGATGCCGAGCCGCCTGTCACCGAAAAGCCCCAGCCCAGAAGCTGGACGAAAGGAGCGTTCTAAATGAGCAAGTATGCCATCACCGTCGGGGTGCAGGATTCCCCGGTCAAGACCGTGCTGTATGGCCCCGAGGGCATCGGCAAGAGCACCTTTGCCTCCCACTTCCCGGACCCGGTGTTCATCGACACTGAGGGCGGCACCAAGCGGCTGAACGTCAAGCGCCTGCCCCAGCCCACCAGCTGGGCCATGCTGCTGGACGAGGTAGCCGAGGTGCGCAGGGGAAATATCCCCTGCGGCACGCTGGTCATCGACACCGCCGACTGGGCCGAACGGCTGGCCATTGATGCCGTCTGCGCCAAGGCCAAGGTGGACGGGCTGGAGGGCTTCGGCTACGGCAAGGGCTACACCTACCTGAAAGAGGAGTTCGGCAAGCTGCTGGACGCGCTGGAAGAGGTGCTGAACACCGGACACAATGTTCTGGTCCTTGCCCACGCGGCCATCACCAAGTTCGAGCAGCCGGACGCTGCTGGCTCCTACGACCGCTGGACCATGAAGACCACCAAGCAGGTGGAACCGCTGATCCGGGAGTGGTGCGATATGCTGCTCTTTGTCAACTATCAGACCGTGGTGGAAAAGAGTAGCAGTGCTCCCAACGCAAAAAACAAGGTCACCGGCGGCCGCCGGGTCATGTACACCACCCATCACCCCTGCTGGGATGCCAAGAACCGCTTCGGTCTGCCCGACGAGATGCCTTTTGACTACGCCGGCATCTCCGCCTGCATCCCCGGCACCGCACCTGCGCCCGCACCGAAGCCGAGGCCGGACCCGCGCCCCCAGCCGGATGCCGACATCCTGCCCGCGCCCGCCCCGCAGCCAGAACCGCCCGCCGAGACGGTGCCACAAGCTCTGCTGGTGCCCGACCTGATCGCACTGGGCGTGCCGGAAAAGCTGGCTCCCCTGATGAGCGCAAACAACGTCACACCGGAAGAGCTGCAGGCTGTGGTGGGCAAGCGGGGCTATTTCCCCGAGGATATGCCCATTAAGGATTACCCGGCTGATTTCGTAGAGGGCTGTCTGGTGGCCGCATGGCCCCAGGTGCTCCAGATGGTGCTGGACAGCCGTGACCTGCCGTTTTAACAGGCTCCCTCCCTGAGGGAGCTGGCAAAGCCGTAAGGCTTTGACTGAAGGAGTTACCCTCTCACCGGGCCCGTCCGCCTTGCGGCGGCGCAGCCCCGGAGCTCCCCCGAAGGGGGAGCCAAGAATCAAAGTATCATAAAGGAGAATTACTATGGCTGATATGAACAACACCGCCGACCGCGCCCTGAGCTGGGACGACGAATTTACCAACGAGCAGCAGGAGTTTGTGCTCCTGCCCGAGGGCGATTATGCCTTTGAGGTCATCGGCATGGAACGAGCCCGCTTTGAGGGCAGCGCCAAGCTGCCGCCCTGCTCCATGGCAAAGCTGACCCTGAAGATCTTCGGCGGGGCCAAGGGTGACACCACCGTCACTGACCGGCTCTACCTCCACACCAAGACCCAGGGCCTGCTGGGTGCTTTCTTTGAGAGCATCGGCCAGTGCAAGCGCGGTGAGACCTTCCGCCCCCGCTGGAACGAGGTGGTGGGTGCCCGGGGCTGGTGCCGTCTGGGCATCCGGGAGTACACCAAGCAGAGCGGCCCCAACGCAGGTAAGACCGGCCAGAGCAACGAGGTCACTCGCTTCCTGCCGCCGCCGGAACCCAAGGCCGCACCCGCTCAGGGCTGGACACAGGGGGCATTCTGATGGCGAACATCCAATCCCTGCGTCCCTATCAGCAGGCCGCCCGGGACAGCATCCACGCCCAGTGGGAGCAGGGCCGTCTGCGCACGCTGCTGGTGCTGCCCACCGGCACCGGCAAAACCATCGTGTTCGCCTCCGTTGCCGCCGATCAGGTGCGTGCCGGGGACCGGGTGCTCATCCTGGCCCACCGGGGCGAGCTGCTGGAACAGGCAGCAGACAAGCTCCAGCGTTCCACCGGCCTTGTCAGCGCCGTGGAAAAGGCAGAATCCACCTGCCTGAACAGCTGGTTCCGGGTAGTGGTGGGCAGCGTGCAGACCCTGCAGCGCCCCGCCCGGCTGGAACGCTTTCCCCGGGACTACTTCGGAACCATCATCATTGACGAGGCCCACCACGCCATCACCGACGGCTACCGCCGCATCCTGGACTACTTCGAGGGTGCAAAGGTGCTGGGTGTGACCGCCACCCCTGACCGCGGCGACATGCGGAACCTGGGCGAGGTGTTCGACAGCCTGGCCTATGAGTACAAGCTGACTGATGCCATCAAAGAGGGCTATCTGTGCAAGATCATGGCCCAGATCATTCCCCTGCAGCTGGACATCTCCGGTGTGGCCCTCAGCGGCGGCGACTACGCCGTGGGGGAACTAGGCACGGCGCTGGACCCGTATCTGGAGCAGATCGCCGCTGAGATGGTGCAGCGGTGCAGGGGCCGTAAGACGGTGGTGTTCCTGCCCCTCATCAAAACCAGCCAGAAATTCCGGGACCTGCTCAACGCCAAGGGGTTCCAGGCCGCCGAGGTCAACGGCCAGAGCGCCGACCGCAAGGAAGTGCTGGCCGACTTCGATGCCGGGAAGTACAACGTGCTCTGCAATTCCATGCTACTCACCGAGGGCTGGGACTGCCCCAGCGTGGACTGCGTTGTGGTGCTGCGGCCCACCAAAGTCCGCAGCCTGTACAGCCAGATGGTGGGGCGCGGCACACGTCTGGCCGAGGGCAAGACCGATCTGCTGCTCCTCGACTTCTTGTGGATGACCGACAAGCACGAGCTCTGCCGCCCGGCAGACCTTGTGTGCGAGGACAGGGCCGTGGCCCGGCAGATGACCGAAAATCTGGCAGAGACCGGTGCGCCCGAGGACATCGAGGAAGCCGCCGCCCAGGCCTGCGAGGACGTGGTGGCCCAGCGGGAAGAGGCCCTTGCAAAACAGCTGGCCGAACAGCGCCGCAAAAAGGCAAAGCTGGTGGACCCGCTCCAATACGAAATGAGCATTCAGGCCGAGGACCTGTCCGGCTATGTGCCGGCCTTTGGCTGGGAAGCCGGGCCGCCCACCGAACAGCAGACCTCCGCCCTCGAAAAGCTGGGCATTCTGCCGGATGCAGTGGAGTCGGCGGGCAAGGCCAGCCTTTTGCTGGACCGGCTGCACAAACGCCGGGACGAAGGCCTCACCACACCAAAACAGATCCGCTGTCTGGAAAAATACGGCTTCCAGCATGTGGGCACATGGAGTTTTGAGCAGGCCAAACACATGATCGACCGCATTGCGGCCCAGGGCTGGCGGGGTGTGCCCAAGGGTGTTACCCCAAGCACCTATACGCCGCCCGCCCCGCCTGAAACACCCGCATGGGATGTATGGTAACGCAGATGAATGATGAGATTGAACTCAAAGAAGCATTGGACTTCATTTCCCCGGCCTCCCTGACTTATGAGGAGTGGACGATGGTGGGCATGGGCCTCAAGGAAGCGGGCCTGCCCGTCACCGTCTGGGAAGCATGGAGCGCCCGGGACGGGGGCCGCTACCACAAGGGGGAGTGTGCCCGGAAGTGGGAGAGCTTTCACGGCAGCACAAAGCCTGTCACCGAGAGCAGCATTTTCCAGCTGGCCTACAGCCACGGATGGAGCGGCCCCGCGGGCCACGCGCTGGACTGGGGCGACGAGCTCACCACCGGCTCCTCCAGAACGGAGGGGCAGCTGGTGGACCCCCGGTGGGTAGAATCCCATGACCTGGCTCTGCCTGAGCAGTGGGACCCAGTTGACCAGCTCAGGCGCTACCTGCAGGCCCTTTTTGAGCAGGACGAGCACGTGGCCTATGTGACCGAGAGCTTCATGGCCGACGACCGCCGCCGCCCCACCAGAGGCTGCTGGGACCGCACCGCAGGCCAGCTCATCGCAGAGCTGGACACCTGCGGCGGGGACATCGGCAAGGTGGTGGGCGACTGCGACCCCGAGGTGGGCGCGTGGATCTGCTTCAACCCGGTGGACGGAACGGGCCGTAAGGATGCCAATATCACCGCCTACCGCTACGCTCTGGTGGAATGCGACAACATGGATCTGGGCAGACAGCAGGCCATCATCAAGCAGCTGGAGCTGCCCTGTGCCGCCCTGGTCTACTCCGGCGGCAAGAGCGTCCACGCCATCGTCAAGGTGGATGCCCCGGATTACACCGAATACCGCAAGCGGGTGGATTACCTCTATGCCGCCTGCCAGAAGAATGGTCTGACCCTCGACCAGCAGAACCGCAACCCTAGCCGCCTTTCCCGGATGCCCGGCATCCTGCGCGGCAGTCAGCGGCAGACCCTGCTGGAGACCAACATCGGCAAAAGTTGCTGGGACGAGTGGCGGGACTGGCTGGAAGCTGAGACCGATGAGCTGCCTGAAACCGAAAGTCTGGCTGACGACTGGAACGACCTGCCGCCGCTGGCCGATGCCCTCATCACCGGGGTGCTGCGCAAGGGTCACAAGATGCTGCTGGCAGGCCCAAGCAAGGCGGGCAAGAGCTTCGCCCTCATTGAGCTGTGCATCGCCATTGCCGAGGGCACGCCCTGGCTGGGCCGCTTTTCCTGTGCCCAGGGCAAGGTGCTGTACATCAACCTCGAGCTGGACCGGGCCTCCTGCCTGCACCGCTTCAAGGATGTGTATACTGCCCTCGGCCTGCCCCCGCAGAACCTGCGGAACATTGACATCTGGAACCTGCGCGGTGCTTCCGTCCCCATGGACAAGCTGGCCCCCAAGCTCATCCGCCGGGCGGGTAAGAAAGGCTACACCGCCGTCATCCTCGACCCCATCTACAAGGTCATCACCGGTGACGAGAACAGCGCCGATCAGATGGCAAAGTTCTGCAACCAGTTCGACCTTGTCTGCCGTGCGCTGGACTGTGCCGTGATCTACTGCCACCACCACTCCAAGGGTGCCCAGGGCGGCAAGCGCAGCATGGACCGCGCCAGCGGCTCCGGCGTGTTTGCCCGCGACCCGGATGCCATGCTGGATATGACAGAGCTCACCCCCACCGATGCCATCTTGGAACAGCTCCACAACAAGGCCGCCTGCCGGGTGCTCAAGGCCATGCTGGACAAGCGCGGCCATGCCGATGCCTACGGCCCGGACGATGCCCTGAGCAAAAGCCGGATGCTGGCCATTGCCAAAGAACACCTTGGCATGGCCGACTTGCGGGCCATCGATGCCCAGATCGCAGCCGCCCAGAAAAAAGCCGACAGCATGACCGCCTGGCGCATTGAGGGCACCCTACGCGAGTTTGCACGCTTCGACCCTGTGAACCTCTGGTTCGACTACCCCGTCCACAAGCCGGACACCGGCCTGCTGGAGGATCTGCAGCCGGACAGCGATTACAAGTCACTGGGTACCCGGGGCGCATCCAAGCGCTGGGGCAATAAGGACAAAGTCAGCAAGGACAAAAAGGCCGAGCTGGACACTGCCTTTGAAGCCTGCATGATGGATGGCGAAGTGACTGTTTACAGTCTGGCCGAGTACATGGATCTGAAGCCCCGCACCGTCAAGACCCGCCTGAAGGATGACGGGCGGTTCTGGATCGACGGCGAAAAAGTCGGACGCAAGGAACCCGGCAGCGCAGGTTAAACGAGTTGTATATTTTCAAATTACAATCTGTTATAAAAATGCAGTTATAGCCGCTATTTTGCACGACAGCAAAAACTGCAATTTTGCAGTTATAGCCGCTATGACTGCAAATTTTGCAGTGCAAAATAGCCTATATATAATAGCTATAACTGCAGCATGTGTGATGGGGTCTCCCAGAGGATGGGGCGAACGCAGCCCCCATCCCTCCGGGGAACCCTCCCCATCACGTTGGCCGAACAAAAAGAAAGAACGAGGTGAAACGAACGTGCAATTTTTGCCCATTGCTCAATTTTTCCTGCCCATGAAGCCGCCCACCACCACCCACAACGCCAAGGAGCTGCACGCCTACATGAAGGGCGGCAAGCCCTGTGCCGTGCTCCACGACAGCGCCGAACTGAAAGCCGCCCGGGCCAAGCTCCATGCCTACCTGGCACCCCATGCGCCGAATCAGCCCGTGCCCGCCGGGAAGCCAGTGCGGCTGGTGGTCAAGTGGTGCTTTGCCCCCGAGGGCCGCCCGGACGGCAGCTGGCGCACCTCCAAACCTGACACTGACAATCTGGAAAAGGCCCTCAAGGACGAGATGACCCGCCTGCACTTCTGGCACGATGATGCTCAGGTGTGCAGCGAGATCGTGGAGAAGTTCTGGTCGGACCCCTGCGGTGTGTTCGTGCGTGTGGAGGTGTGGGGATGACGGATTACAAAACGGTCAAGGCATGGTTCCAGCAGTGCCGGGACGGCGCTGCCGCCGTGAAGGCCCAGAAGCAGAAGATCCAACGCATCCGGGATGCTGCCGAGAAATGCACCCAGAGCCTGAACGGAATGCCCACGGGCGGAAGTTCCGGTGATAAGGTCGGAGATGCCGTTGCCCGGCTGGATGCAGAGGAACGGGAGCTGAAGCAGATGGAGCAGCGCCTTGCACTGCTGAGGATGAATGCCACCTGCAGGGCCTACACCGGGGCCGTAGACCCCGAGACCGTCCGGCAGGGTGACTGCATCCGGATGTTTTACATCGAGAACAAGCACCAGCCCGCCATCGTGGAAGCTCTGGGGCTGTGCGAAAATTCCGAGGTCTCAAAGATCATCCGCCGGGGCTGTGAGCGGCTGGCTCTGCTCTGGGATACACTGGAATGATTCCACATCATATCCATCCTGCATCCATGTGCAAAACACCCCATTTGTGATATTCTGGGTACAAGCGGAACCGCGCAAAGCGGTGCGCCGCTTCAAAGCTGCCTCCTGAGTACCTCCATAATGAATTGCTCCTTTTGGACCTTTTGCCGCTTAACAGCATTTTTCTCCTTCTTGTGCTTTGCGGGCTGCTTTCAAAGATCACACTTGCCGTTCCGGGCTGTCCCGGGGCGGCTTTTTTGTACCCTGACGACGAGAGAGGTGGTGACGTGTCGAATGAAAAGAATCTCATTCCGTTCAATGAACGAACGGAGAGCGAACAGAGAGAGATTGCCCAGAAGGGCGGTATTGCATCCGGTGCGGCCCGCCGCCGTAAACGGTCCATGCGTCAGGCGGCTGACTACTACCTGAGCCTGCCGGAGACCGACCGCCGCCGGGTAAACGCCATGCTGCGGGACCAGATTGACCCGGAGGACGTGGACAACCAGATGAGCGTGGTCATGGGCATTGCAACCGCTGCCAAGCAGGGCGATGCCAGGGCAGCCAATGTCCTGCTAAAAATGCTGGGTGAGGAGACCGCACAGGAAGATCCAGGCGCGGATGCTCTGGCAAAGGCCAAGGAGCTGCTGGGAGGTGTGGACAGTGCCATTGACTGAGTTTCAGGAGGAGTACCTGCGCAACTGTTCCCACCGGTGGAACGTCAAGACAGGGGCCACCCGAAGTGGCAAGACCTACCTGGACTGCGCCGTGACCATCCCGAAGCGGATCTGCGCGGCTCGAGGCGAGGGCCTGCTGGTGCTCATGGGCAACACCCTGGGCACACTGGAGCGCAATGTGCTGTCCCTGATGCGGGAGCTCTGGGGCCCCGACCTTGTAGGTGTGATCCGCACCTCGGCAGCAGGCAACGTGGTACAGCTGTTCGGCAAGAAGGTCTATGTCCTCGGCGCTGACAACAAGAAACACATCGCCCGCATCCAAGGCGCTGCCTTTGAGTACGTCTACGGTGACGAGATCACCACCTGGGACGAAGGCGTGTTCCAGATGTTGAAAAGCCGCCTTTCCTGCCCCCACTCCCATTTTGACGGCACCTGCAACCCGGAAAGCCCCACTCACTGGTTCAAGAAGTTTCTGGACAGTGACGCTGACATCTACTGTCAGGCGTATACCATCGACGATAACCCTACACTTCCGGCCCAGTTCGTGGCCGATCTGAAAAAAGAATACACCGGCACGGTCTACTATAACCGCTTTATCTTGGGGCAGTGGATGGCCGCCAACGGCGTGATCTACCGCCTGCTGGCCGACAGCCTTGCCGCCGGAGATGGGCGCTTTTTCTGGCCTGTGGGCAAGCCGCTGCACCCGTGGCGGGTACGCATCGGGGTGGACTTTGGCGGCAACGGCTCCAAACACGCCTTTGTGGCAACGGCCATCCTGCCGGGTTATTCCGGCGTGGTGGGGCTGGCTTCCCAGCGCATCGACCCTGTGGCGCAGGATGCCGACTTTCTGGCCGACCGACTGCTGGAGTTCTGCATGGCTGTCTTTGCCCGCTGGGGCGAGATCCAGTTCATCTTCTGCGACAGTGCGGAGCAGACCCTCATCAATCACATCCGGGCCCGGCTCCGGCGCTGCAAGCTCAACTGGCTGGCCGACCGGGTGGAGAACAGTGCCAAGATCCGCATCAATGACCGCATCCGCCTGACCTGCATCCTGATGGGCGGCGGGCGGTTCTGGCTGCTGCCGGAAGCTGCCACCCTCCGGGATGCCCTTGCCACGGCCCTGTACAGCGGAAAGCACCCCGGCGTGGACGAGCGGCTGGATGACGGCAGCACCGATATCGACACATTGGACGCTTACGAGTACACCATCGAGCGCGATTTCAAGAGGTTGACCAACACATGAACATCACCGCATTTCTGAACTACCTGAACAAGACGCGCGGGTGGGCCATCGATGCCGACTACTACGGCCACATCGAGACCTGGCGGCAGTGGTGGCAGGGCAGCGTGCCCAAGGTGCACACCCGTGCCGCTGAATACGCAAACGGCACCAAGAAGCGCCCCATTGCCTCCCTGCGGATGCCGAAACGGGTCTGCGAGGACTGGGCAAACCTGCTTCTGAACGACCGCACCACCTTCCAGATCAAGGACGCTGCCACCGCCCGGTATCTGCTGGGCGATGATGAGCAGCAGGTGGGCGGCCTGCTCCGGGAGCTGCACTTCTGGCGCAATGCCAACGCTCTGGTGGAACAGGCCTACTGGTCCGGCACCGGTGCCTTTGTACTGAGTGCCGAAAACCTGACTGTCGTGAAAGGGAAAGCTGTCCCCGGCCCGGATACCCGCCTGAAGCTGGACTATGACCCGGCTTCCTGCATCCTGCCCCTGCGGGTGGAGCGGGGCATCGTGACCGAAGCAGCCTTTGTCTCCGAGTGCATGATGGAGGGCAAGCCCGCGGTCTATCTGCAGACCCACACCGGCAATGAGACCCGGCGCACCATCCGCAACGAGTGGTTCCGGGTAACGGATGGAGTTTCGGGTGCTCCGGTGTTTGAAGCGCTGCAGGCCCCGCCGGGCACGGCAGAAAGCATCACGGTGGAGGGTTCCCCGCCCTGGTTTGCCCTGTTCAGCCCGGCAGCAGTCAAGAACCTTGACGGCGGCACAGGGCTGGGCATGAGCGTCTTTGCCGAAGCGTTGGCCGAGGCCCAGGGCATCGACCTTGCCTTTGACAACTACCGGGAGGACATCCGGCTGGGCCACAAGAAGATCTTCTACTCTGCGGACATCTGCCGCAAGGTGGTGGACCAAGAGGGCGTGGAGCACTCTATTCCGCCCGATGACGATGTGCAGAGCCAGTTCGTCACCCTTCCCCAAAAGGAAGGGAGCCTCGACCAGTCCAGCGAATACCACGAATACAACCCTGACCTGCGGGTGGAACAGAACCACAAGGCTGTGCAGGATATGCTGAACTTGTTCAGCTTCAAGTGCGGCCTGGGCTGTCATCGGTACAACTTCGAGCTGGGCAATGTCACCACGGCCACCGAGTACAACGGCAGCCGTCAGGATCTGGTGGCCAGCGCCAATAAGAACCAGATCCCTATCGAGGGGGCGCTGGTGGGCATCGTGCGGGCCATCCTGTGGGCGGCAAAGAACCTGCAGGGAGCGGCGGTGGACCCCGAAACGCCCATCTCTGTGGACTGGGACGACAGCTATGTCACCGATGCCGAGACCCGGATGAGCCAGATGCGGGACGATGCCCTGAGCGGCCTTTTGCCCCGGTACAAGTATCTGTCTGCCCGGTACGGGGTCAGTGAAGAGGATGCCCGCAAACTGGCGCAGGAAGCTGCTGACGAAAACAAACAGCCTGAGTTGAGCTTCGGCGGGGGCGGCTGATGCTGGCCCCGGACTATCTCGACCACGCACCCGACCGGCTGGTGCTGCTCTGGCAGCAGGTCGAGGACGATATCCTGCGGGACGTGGCCCGGCGCATCTCCAAAATGGACACCATGACCCCCACGGCCAACTGGCAACTGTGGCGGTATGAACAGACCGAAGCCCTCCGGCAGGACGTGGTAAAGAAGCTGGCCCGCTACACCGGCAAGAGCGAAGCCGAGATCCGGCGGCTCATGCAGGAAGCGGTCACCCGGGCCATGGAGGCTGAGGACGAGATCTACTACCACTACGGCAAGGAGCCCACGCCTTTTGCCGACAATGCCACCCTGCAGGCCCTACTCAATGCGGGTTACCAGCAGACGGCGGGGACCTTCCACAACTTGACTGCCACCACGGCCAACACCGTCAGCGGCCAGTTTGAAGCCGCCCTCGACCGCACCCATCTCAAGGTAAGCAGCGGTGCGTTCGACTACAAGAGCGCCGTCAAGAGCGCGGTGGACAGTCTGGCCGACACCATGAAGTACGTCACCTACCCCACCGGCCACACCGACACGCTGGAAGTTGCCGCCCGCCGGGCGGTGCTGACTGGTGTGAATCAGACCGGTGCAAAGCTGCAGGTGGCCCGGGCCGACGAGATGGGGGTTCAGTTCTTCGAGACCACGGCCCACGGCGGGGCCCGCCCTTCCCACGCTGAGTGGCAGGGCAGGCAGTTCCACCGGGGCGGCGCTGTGGACTACATGGGCAAGCATTACCCGGACTTCGAGGCCGCCACCGGCTACGGCACCGGCGCAGGGCTTTGCGGCTGGAACTGCCGTCACACCTTCTTTGCCATCTTCCCTGAGCTGGGTGCACCGCCTGCCTGGACACAGGCAGACCTGGAAGCCCTGAACGCCCGGGACATCGAGTACAACGGCGGCAAGTACACCCGATACGAGATCAGCCAGATGCAGCGGGCCCGGGAGCGCACCGTGCGCAAGTACAAGCGCCGGTATCTGGCTGAGGATGCCGCCGGGGCCGATACCACCGCCAGCGCGGTAAAGCTCCGGCAGGCCCGTCAGGAGCTGTCTGACTTTATCAGCGCCACCGGCGGCAGGGCGGACAGCGCCCGCACCAGCGTGGCAGGCTTTGGCAGGAGCGAGGCGGGCAAGGCCAGTTATACAGCCCGAAAGCAGGAACGTTTTGATTCTGCAAATGTGGAATTGCAACAGATGCGTGAAGCTGGTACAATAAAGGCGAAAGGCAAGTTGATTGAATCGCCGCCTGCACCCAATGAAATCAACTTTGCGAGCGAACACGTTCTGCAGCGCTGGGCAGAACGTGGCATGGGGCCGATGGATGCCGAACGCATTATCCGCTCTTCCAAAGTCGCAATGTCCCAGCGTAACGGAACACAGACCTGTTACTATTCCGAGTATGGTTTTGTTGCCATTGGGCAGAATGGCAATGTTTCCAGTATCGGGCCGCTGGATGAGGGCGGTCAAAAATTGATGGAGGTGGTTAAGAAGCATGGTATTCCGCACTAACGATACAGCAAAGCCGGAAGAATGGTTTTGCCCTATCTATAACCGCAAAATCGACTGCGGTTTGTGCTTTGAGGTCTCCAATATTGGCGATGATACTCTTTGCCTGAAGGGTGACGATAAGCCACCTTGCAATTGGGCAGAAGCCCATAAAACCTGCCTTAATTGTCCCCGTTATGCCGACTGGGACTGACCAAACCTAATACCGCAAGCGTCTTTGCCCAGCCGGGCAGGGGCGCTTTTTTCATGCCGTCTTAGCTCATTCTGGAAGAGCGCCGGTCTCCAAAACCGGAAGCGGGAGGTTCGATGCCTCCAGACGGTGCCATCGCAGAGGGCAGTGCGTACCCTGCCCACAGCCAAACACGGACGGAGAACCGTGTCACCAAACCGTGGTTTCACCAACAGAAAGGAGTTTTTCCACCATGAAGCGTGAAGACGTGAAGAACAAGATCCCCGGCATTACCGAGGAGCAGCTGAACTGGATCATGGCCGAGAACGGCAACGATGTCAACCGGGAAAAGACTGCCGCCGAACAGTACAAGACCCAGCTGGAAAACACCCAGGCTCAGCTCAAGACCGCCCAGGACGGCCTTGCCGCCTTTGACGGCAAGAAGAAGCCCGAGGAGTACGAGGCCGAACTGGCAAAGCTCAAGGGCGATATGCAGGCTCAGGCTGAGGGCTTTGCCTTTGACAATGCCCTGAACACCGCCATTCTGGGAGCCAAGGGCCGCAGCGTCAAGGCGGTCCGGGCACTGCTGGATCTGGATGCCCTCAAGGGCTCCAAGGACCGTTCCACCGATATCTCCAAGGCTCTGGAAGAAGCCGCCAAGGCGAACCCCTGGGCCTTTGGCGAGGCGGAAGAGGGCGGCGCTGGTTCCGTTCACGTTTCCAGCGGCAAAGAGCACGGCACCCCGCCCGCCGGTGACATTGACCCCGTGACCGCTGCCTTCAAGGCGATGAACCCCGATATCAACATTGAATGAGAGAAAGGATATTCTTATGGCACATGAAGCACAGGTCCGCTATTCCAATCTGGTCGACCTCAAGCTGCGCAAGACGCTGGTGAAGAAAGTCGGCGTGATCTGCAACAACCGCTACGAGGGCAGCCCCAAGGCAGGTTCCGTCAAGGTTCCCGTCCGTGACACCGAGGTTGTGGTGAACGACTACGACAAGGCCAAGGGTGCAAAGCAGACCAGCGGTGACACCACCTACCTCACCGTCAACATCGACCACGACAAGGCCGTGAATGAGATCATCGATGGTTTCGATGCAGAGAGCGTTCCCGGTAATCTGGTGGCTGACCGCCTGGACAGCGCCGGTTACTCTCTGGGCCTGCAGATGGATTCTGACGGCTCCGTGGAGCTGACCACCGCAGGCACTGCCTTCGGCAATACCACTGCCCTGACCGAAAAGACCATCTACGCCAACATCGTGGATGCACGCACTCAGCAGTCCTCCATCGGCGTGCCCACCGCAGGCCGCTGGCTGCTGGTCTCCCCGGACACCTACGGCCTGCTCCTGAAGAGCCCCGAGTTCATCAAGGCTTCCGACCTGGGCGATGCAGTTGTCCAGACCGGCGCTGTGGGCAAGATCGCAGGCTACACCGTGTTCGAGGATTCCACCCTGGGCGAGAACGTGGAGTATGTGGCCGGTCATCCCAACTGGTTCGCCGTCATCGATGAGTGGGCCGTTCCCGTCCACCTGCAGGATCTCTCCGGCTCTGGCGATTTCATCGGCGCATCTGCCGTGCAGGGCCGCAAGGTCTACGCCTACAAGGTCACCAAGGGCCAGACCATTCTTGTTAAGAAGAAGGTCGCAGCATAAGGAGGCCGCCATGCTTTACTGCACCTACGAACAGTACCAGACAGCAGGCGGCACGCTGGACGAGGCCGCCTTTGATACGCTGTGCGCCCGGGCTTCCCGGCTCATCGACCGGCACACCTTTGGCCGGGCAGAGCCCCACGCCAGGGCCTGTGCCGGGTGCGCCGCCCTGCTGGCCGATGCCTGCGTCCAGATCGTCGATGCCATGAGCGCCGCACAAAGCGCCTGTGCCGTGCCCGGAGCTTCCAGCGTGTCCAACGATGGCTACTCTGTCACCTTCACCAGCGGGGCGCTTTCCGAGCGGCTTGCAGCGGAAGCGCAGGGCATCCTCTCCAACGCACTGGGCAGCGACCCCCACGGCCTGCTGTATCGGGGGTGTTTCTGATGCAGTGCAGCGTAACTGTGGTGAACCTCATCCACGACACCGCCACCGAGACTGACCGGCCTGTCTGCCACGTCATCCCCGGTTGCAGCTGGCGGGAGAAGCTGGACACCTCCGGCGGCGATCCCCAGCGGACGGTGCACATCCGGCTGCCCCCTGCCGCCGGGTATCTGCCCTATTTCCAGTGGGCAAAGCTCCCGCCCGGGGAAAAGGCGGCACACTGGACGCTCAAGCGGGGCGGCAAGCTCATCTGCGGCGCTGTCCGCAGCCTGACCGAGGCCGAGTATGCTGCCCTCGAGAAAACACACATCTGCTGCACGGTGGCGGCGGTCTCCGACAACCGGGAACCGCTGCTGCCGCATTTTCATGTAGAGGGGAGCTGAGGAAATGAGTGCACCCGTTATTGACCTGAAGCTCAGGTTCCGGCCCGGCTTTCAGGCCGAAATGGACAAAGGCTTCCAGAAGGTCCAGTATGCGTTCTCACAGCAAGTTGCCAAAGCTGTGGATTCTTATGTACCCTTCGATACCGGCACGCTGAAGAACAGCGTCAACCAGGCATCCGACTTCAAAGGCGGCAAGCTGGTCTATAACACCCCGTATGCCCGGCGGCAGTATTACCTGCACACGCAGGGGCAGGGTCTGCATGGGGAGAACCACCTGCGCGGCTCCTACTGGGGCCAGCGGGCCATTGCTGACCACAAAGACGAACTGGTCCAGTTCGCCAAAAACGCTGCCCAAAAAGAGCTGGGAGGTGGGCCGTAATGCACAAAGCGTCCATTACGGCCCTGCGGGACTGGCTCAAGACCTGTCCACTCATCGCCGAGGAGCAGGATGCCACCGGTGCGGCCTTCCGCATTGCCGGGCTGGAAGAGGAAGCCACCGCTTTTTCCATTGAGGACAGCCCCACCGACCCCATTGTGGAAAGTTACATCTCCGGGCGGGATCTGGCGAAGAACTACCTCTTCCTGTCCCGAAGGGAGTTCGGGGAGACCGATGTGCTCACCATTGAGAACAGCGGCTTCTTTGAACAGCTGGCCGACTGGGTAATGGAACAAAATGACTGCGGCATCCTGCCTGATCTGAGCAAATGCGGGCACGGCAAGGAAGCCCAGAGCATTGAAGTCACCTCCACCGGCTACATCGTCACCGACGGCTCCGGAAGCTGCAAAATGCAGATGCAGCTCCGGCTCGTCTACTATCAACCCAAACTTTGAAAGGAGACCATCCTATGACTGTTTCCGAAACCCTGGCCGCGCTCAAGACCAAGAAGGGCATCGTGCCCAGCGCGGACTACACCGGCACCGAAAAGGCCGATGATTTCATCTTTGCGATCCAGACCGATGCCTCCACCCAGACCAAGGAGAGCGACTGGGTCGTGTTTGCAGAGCGTGTCAAGGAGCACTCCGGTGCCCTGAATGCTTCCACCGAGGACGTGGCCTATATCCGCGCAGGCACTGTTACCGAGAAGGGCGAGACCCAGCGCACCTTCTCCCTGAACGGCAACCGCTGCGTGGGCGACCCCGCGCAGGATTTCCTGCTCTCCCACAAGGTCAAGTTCGGCTCCGGCACTGAGGTGGTGTTCCCCTATATCTACTTCAGCGCAAAGACCGGCAAGGGCGAGAAGGGCGCAGCTGCCTTTATTGTCACTGCCGATGCCAGCGGCTCCGCCAGCAACTCTGCAGGTTTTGCCTGCGACGTGAAGGGTGTTGGCGTTCCGGCTGAGTTCAACTACCTGACCCTGACTCAGGCCGACACGCAGTCCACCAAGGCTGCCAAGGTCTGATAACAACACCACACCGCCCTCGTTCCCCGGTGAACGGGGGCCCTTTTTGTAACAGGAGGACTTCTATGATCATCAACGGCATTGAATTTGATTTTTCCACCCTGAACGCCAACGACGTGGATCGGATGCTGGCTGCGCAGACCCGGCAGCAGGAACGTGCCCGGACGGAGGGCCGCCGCTACACCCCCGAGAATGATTACCCTGCCTGGCTGCGCTTCCAGTGCCGCATCTTTATGGACTACCTGGACGAGGTTCTGGGCGAGGGTGCTTCTGAGAAGCTGGGGCTGGACGGCAGCAACTTCAACGCCTGCCTGACGGTCAGCAGGGTCTTTGCCGAGGCCATGGCCGCAGAAAAGGCCAGTGTCAGCGCACTGATCCACCCCGCCGAGGAGCGGGCACAGGTTTCGGCAGCACAGGCCATCCCTGCCCCCATGAACCGTGAGCAGCGCCGGGCCGCAGCCAAGGCACATCCCGCCGTGGTGGATTTCCGGGCACAGGAAGCGGCAAAAGCCGCCCGCCGTGCCCAGCTGAAGGCAGAGCTTGAGGCACTGGACAATGCATGACCTGCTGACGGACACCCTGCCCACCGAGTGGGAGGGCCGCGCCATCGACCCTGACTTCCGGCCCATGATCTGGCTGCTGATCCGCACCCGCCGTGCCAAAACTGACGAAGACAGCGCCCGGATGATTTGTGAAGCCGTTCAGCGGTTCTTTGTAGAGCCGGTGCCCGGAGTGCAGTACCAGGAAGCCTTTGAATCTCTGGTGCGCTTCTGCCAGGGCGGCGGCCCCGAGGACGAGGAGCGCACCGGGACTGGCAGTAGCAGCGACCCACAGGACGAGCCCGTGCTGGACTACCGGTGCGATGCCGACTACATCGTGGGGGCCTTTCAGCAGGCCTACGGCATCGACCTGACCGCCGACAAGGTGCACTGGTGGCGCTTCAAAGCACTGCTGCACGCCCTTCCGCCGGAAACACCGCTGGGCAAGATCGTGGAGATCCGGGGCAAGGACACCTCCGGCATGGACAGGGCCGACAGGGACTACTACGAGACCCTGAAAGAGCGCTTCGCCCTGCCGGATGGACTGAAGGGGGTGAGGCGGAACGAGACCCTGCAAGAGCACGAGGACGCTTTCCTCGACCGCTTCGGCTGATTCCCGCGCCCCGGTGCCCTGCCCCTTCTGCGGCAGAGCGCTGCCAGTGTGGGCGGCTCCCGAGGCCTACGCCCACGGCCTGTGGGTAAAATGCAAAAACCCCGCATGTAAGCGGGAGGTAGAAATCAAGTTATAGCAGCCTGTGCCCCTGTGCCCGCGCTCCGAATGAGAGGTGGACACAGTGGCATTTGATTTTAGCGTTACCGGCAACACCAAGTTGGACACCAGCGGCTTCACGCAGGGTGTCAGCAGCATGACCGTCGCCGCCGGAACGCTGATCGCAGACCTGGTAAAGACGGCCAGCAGCCAGCTGACGAATCTTGCCCAGAGCGCGATCCGGAACGGCTCCATCTACGAGACATCGCTTGCCAAAGTCGGGACCATCGCCGATCTTGGCAAGCTTTCGATCCAGAAGCTGGGCAGTCAGATCACGGACATGTCCAACACCATGGGCATTGCGGCCACGGATATTGCCGAGGCTACCTACCAGGCCATCAGCGCCGGGCAGGACACCGCCAACGCTGTGGCCTTTGCGGGGCAGGCGGCAAAGCTGGCAGCCGCCGGTTTTACCTCCACGACCTCCGCCGTGGATATCCTGACCACTGCCCTGAACGCCTACGGCTTGAGCGCCGACCAGGCGACCCACGTTTCGGATGTGCTGCTGACCACGCAGAACCTTGGCAAGACCAGCGTAGACGAACTTTCTTCCAGCATGGGCCGTGTCATCCCGCTGGCTGCTGCTTACAACGTCAGCGTAGAAAACCTGTCCAGTGGTCTGGCCGTGATGACCGCCAACGGTATCGCCACTGCCGAGGCGACCACTTACACAAAATCCATGCTGAACGAGCTGGGAGACACCGGCTCGACCGTAGGCAAGATTTTACAGCAGCAGACCGGCAAGAGCTTTGCCCAGCTGAGTGCTGACGGCAAGAGCCTGGGCGATGTGCTGCAAGTGCTGTATGACAGCGTGGGCGATGATGGCACCGCCTTTGCCGGTCTGTGGTCCAGCGTGGAAGCTGGCACGGGTGCCCTTTCCCTGGTGTCCGGCGGCGCGGATAAATTCAATGGCGTGCTGGGCCAGATGGTGGACAGCGCCGGAGCTACCGACACCGCCTACCAGACCATGACTGACACCTTCCAGCACAGCATGGAAAGCCTCCAGACAACGGCAGAGAACCTGAGTATTGACCTGTTCGAGGCCATGGAGCCGGGCCTGAAGGAAGCCGCCAACTGGGGCACCGACTGCCTGAATACCCTGACGAGCGCTCTGAATGAGGGCGGCCCGGCGGCCATGCTAGACGCAGCCAGCGGCATTCTGGAAAATCTGACCGCAGGTGTTGTTCAGAAGATTCCCGGGCTGGCATCGGCAGCAACGCAGGTCATCACCAAGCTGGTGCAGTATCTGGCTGACCATCAGGACGAGATCTTCGATGCAGGCATCCAGCTGCTGGAACAGCTCATCATCGGCATCACCGACAACCTGCCCCAGCTGATCACAGCGGCAGCAGAGCTGATTGCCAAGTTTTCTGCCGCGCTGCTCTCCCACCTGCCAGACCTGCTGAACTGCGGCGCGGCTCTTCTGACCACACTGGTGGACGGCATTCTCCGCAGCATTGAGAACCTGGGCGAAGCCGCCCTTGCCTGCATCGCAAAACTGACCGGCGTGTGGGACGGCAGTATGGATGAGTGGGGCCACATCGGCGAGAACATCGTCACCGGCCTGCTGAACGGCATCACTGGGATGTGGGACACGCTGGTGTCCACAGTCAAGGGCAAAGTCAGCGGCATGGTGAGCACCGTCAAGAATGTGCTGGGCATCCACTCGCCCTCGAAGGTGTTCACCGAGATCGGCGAGAACGTCACGCAGGGCCTTGTCAATGGCATCAACACCGGGGCTCCGGCAGCACAGGAAGCCATCCAGAACATTGCACAAACCCTCAACAACTACGGCCCGGATTTTGCCACCGTAGGGGCCACTATCACGGAGCAGTTCCGCACCAAGCTCACCGAGGGCTGGGCGCAGATCCAGTCCGACATCCAGACGGATGCGCTGGGGGCCATCGAGACGCTGGCAACGGCCCTCAAGGATGGCGACCTCGAGAGCCTGGGCCTGTGGGCGGCCAGCTACTTCTGGCAGGCCTGCACCAAGGAACAGCAGGCGCAGATCAACTCCATCGCTCTGGGGGCCCTGAACCAGCTGGGCAGCGCTTTGAGCGGCGTGTTCGGGAACCTCTCTCAGCTGGCCATGGGGCTGGTGGCGCAGTTCGTGCCCGCCGCAGCCAGCGCCACAGCCGGGCAGACCGCCCTGAACGTGGCCATGGACGCAAACCCCATCCTCTTTGTCATCTCCCTCATCGGGATGCTGGTGGGTGCCCTACTGAACTTCAGCGGCAAAAACAAGGATGTGGCCAACGCTTTCCAGAATGTCTGGGCGGGCGTTGAGGACTTTATGAGCTACATCTTCGAGGGCCTGATGCGCATCGTGGCGGCGGGCATCGAGGGCTTCATCATCCTCATCAATGGCCTGATTGCGTCCTATAACAGTGTCGCGTGGCTCTATGGCGGCACCATAGACTACATCAGCAATCCGGCCTGGGACTATGCCAACAAGATCGCTGCTGACCGCAAGGCCCGGCAGGCCGAGCGAAAAAAGCAGCAGGAAGCTGCCAACAACCCCAGCAGCTCCGGCACTTCCACCAAATCCCAGAAGGTCATCGAGAGCATGACCGACACCAGCAAAAACACCAGAGCAGACGGCAGCACCGTGACCACCAAAGTGCTCACCGAGAAGCTGCAGGATGAGACCGGCAAGATCACCCAGCGGGTGACCAAGACCGTCACCGAGGCAGGTACCAAACTGGTGGACGGCGTGGAGCGCTCCTACAAGACCGTGACCACCTATGTGGACGGAGTCCAGACAAAGGTGGAGCGCAGTTTGGATGACATCGCTAAGACCACCACAGGCACAAAACCTGGCTCCACCACGCCGACAGCCCCCACCCCGGACAAAGACCTGACCGACGCGGTGGAGGCCAACACCGAGGCCCTGCTGGCCGCAAACAGCAAGTTGGCCGAGATGGTGCGGCAGGCCAACACGCTGGTGCTGTCTGACAACATGGCCATCAGCCGGTCTGTGGCCGCTTCCGGCACGGCACAGGTGGCCGCAGCCGCTAACAACTACCACCGGGAGGGTGACACCACCATCACCCAGAACATTTACAGCAAGGCCCAGACGGCGGCAGACCTCCAGCGGGAAGCACGCTGGGAAGCCGACCGGGCCAAGGCCCAGAAACGATGAAAGGAGGGCTCCACAATGCCATTCAGAAAAGACCATTTGCAGCTGGTCACGGATGCCGGGGCCACTCTCGACATCGGGTGGGCTTACGGCACGCCCTACTCCCTCGACCCCATCAATGGCGTAGACGTGGACGTGCAGACCGCGCAGGGCGTGAACCAGGTGGGCGTGAGCGTGGAGCGCCAGAGCGTGGCCGGGGTGAGCCGTGAGCTCATCATCCACTGCCACAGCTCCCACGGCGATGCGGATGCGGAATTACTGCTGGAAAAGCTGCCCTATTTCACCAGCGGCACCATGTACTTCGAGGATAAATACTTCTGCCGTTTCGTGCTTTCCAAGACCCCCTACACAAAGAGCATCCACCCCTACCCGGTGCTGGACTTCATGCTATTCTGCCCGAAACCCTTCTGGTACGACCTGACCGCCCAGAGCTTCTGCATCAACGGCTTTGTGCCCAGCTTCAGGCTGCCGGTGAATTACTCCAAGCCCCATCGGTTCGGCGTGCGCACCTCCATCGGCTGGCTGAATGCCTATAACCCTGGGGCGCTGAGCGTGCCCTTCACGGCCACCCTCAAGAGCGACGGCGCTGTGGTCAACCCGTGCGTGCTGAACATCCTGACCAGCCAGAGCATCCGCATCCTGACCACCCTGACCCCGGGGCAGGTCATCGAGATCTACCGCACCACCACCGACAAGCTGGCAGTCAAGCGGACAGAGGACGGCACGGAAGAGAATATCTTTTCTTTGCTGGATGAAGATTCTGACCTGCTGGAGCTGGCCCCGGGAGACAACCTGCTCAAGGCCACCGCCGACAGCGGCGAGACCAGCCTGCAGGTGACGGTGCGCTTCTATCCCATGGTTTCGGGCATTCTGCCGGAGGTGGTAACGTGACGCTGGACGTTTTGGATGAACTGACCCTCGCCCGGCTGGGCCGGGTGGAGGTGTGGGTGAGCCTTTACTGGGACGAGCCCTACAACACCGAGGGAAGCATGACGCTGGAAGTCAGACCCACCGAGGAGAACCTGTCCCTGCTCCGGGAGGGCCGCTGGCTGCGCCGCAGTGACAGCGACGTGCCCATGCGCATCTGCCACCGAAGCAACGAGAACACCGACAGCAATCTGGTGGTCACCGGCTTCCCGGGGACATGGATCTTCACAAAACGGGCCTGCACCGCCATCGTGAAGAACGAAAACGCGGAAGCCGCCATGCGCAGGCTGGTCAGTGCAATGCAACCATGGCCCAAGCTGGAGCTGGGCACGCTGGTGGGTTTCGACACCACCTACACTGCCCAGACCTCCGGCGGCAGCATCATGGACTACCTGACGACCATCGGCGCGGCCTGCGACCTGGGCTTCCGGGTGCGGCTGGCAGGCAAGAACGCAGACAAGAAGCTGCTGTTCGAGGTCTACCGGCCCACCGCCGACCCCAACAACCGCTTTTCCACCAAGTGGGGCAACCTGCAGCAGGCCGCGTGGGCCTTTGGCGACAGCGACTACGCCAACGTTGCTGTGGTGCAGGGCGCTGGCGAGGGCGAGAACCGGGCCACCGTCACCGTGGGCCTGACCGATGTCACCGGAGCCGACCGGCGGGAGCTCTATGTGGATGCCCGGGATGTGCAGCCGGACGAGGAAAAGGGCGAGACCACCAAAAGCCAAGCCTACCTCGAGCGGCTCATGGCCCGGGGCACCAACAAGCTGCTGGAACAGCTCCGCACCGGCTCCATTGAGCTGACCATCGATGCCGAGGGGCTCTCCCCTGGTGACGTGGCCTTCTGCACCATCCCGGAGCTGGGCTACAAGGCCACCGTCCGGGTGGCCGATGTCATCACCCAAAGCCAGAGCGACAGCACCACCCGCACCGTGCGGCTGGGTACGCCGGTCTGGCGCAAGCTGTAAGGAGATGATCTTTTGAGCAAAATCGTTTTATACCCCGCCAACGGGTTCGACTTCGATGCCGCAGACGTGGCGGCCTACCTTGCAGGCCTCACCTCGGGCGTGTTCAGCTCCGCTGAGGACTTCCCGGTGACAGCCGCAGGCGGGCTGACGGTCACCGTGGGCGCGGGCCGTGGCTGGGTGCACCCCAGCCGTTTCACCGGCTACTCCATCACCAAGCGGGAGAGCGACACCCTGACCATGCCACTGGCCGACCCGTCTCTCCCCCGCATCGACCGCATCATCATGCGCTATGATGCCGGTGCCAGAGCCGCCAGCCTGCAGGTGCTGCAGGGTACGGCATCCAGCACACCTACGGCCCCCGCCATCTCCCGCACCGAGCTGATCTACGACCTCTGCCTTGCCGAGATCACCCGCCCGGCAGGCTCCACCAGCATCACCACGGGCCAGATCACTGACACCCGGCTGGACGAGGCACTCTGCGGCATCGTGCGAGACGGTGTGACCGGCATCCCCACCGACGAGCTGCTGGCCGCTGCCCGGGAGCGCATCAACGCACTGGAGGAGAAAGCTACCAGCAGTGCCGCTGCCGCCAAGGACAGCGCGGAGGCAGCCAAGAGCAGCGAGACCAAGTCCGCCGCCAGCGAGAAGAACGCCAAGACCAGTGAGACCGCCGCCCAGCGGGCCCTGCAGGACACGAAAACGGAGCACATCGCCGCCTTGCAGGATATCGCACGGGCCCGCACCACAGCCCTGACCGACGTGGCCAACTCCACCGGGGCAGCCACCACCGCGGCAGAAAACGCCACCCAGCAGGCCACCGCCGCTGCGGGGAGCGCTTCCACCGCCGTCACCAAGGCCGGGGAAGCATCTGCCAGCGCGGGGGCGGCAAAGGCCGATGCCGACCGGGCAGAGAAAGCCAGCACCGACGCGGCCAATGCGGCCACCAATGCTGTGAGGCAGGCCAAAGAAGCCGGAACCTTTGATGGCCAGTCGGCCTATGCGCTGGCTGTTCAGCTTGGATACACCGGCAGTGAATCTGCCTGGATCGCCAGCCTGAAAGGCGCAAAGGGCGACAAAGGAGATACCGGTGCGCAGGGCCCCGAGGGTGCCACCGGAGCCACCGGCCCACAGGGGCCGCAAGGGCCTACCGGTGCAACGGGAGCCAGAGGTGCCACAGGCGCAACCGGCCCGCAAGGCCCGGCTGGTGCTTCGGCGGTCTATACAAGTGGAACCTATTATGTGCGCTATACCGATGGAACGCAGATCTGCTGGGGAACGGACATGGATAGAGTGTCTTTTCCTGTTGCCTTTGCAAATGCAAATTACTCTTGCATTGGGTCGCTTCAAACGCAGTACCCGGACGGTAAAAACCTTGGCTTTACTTCCAAAACAACAACATCTATGTACATCAATGTTTCCGGAAGTTGGGAGTATGTCAACTGGATCGCCTATGGCCGCTGGAAGTGAGGTGAACGCAAATGGAGATAAAACCCGGAGCAAAAATCCTGAAGCCGGTCATCACGCAGGAAGCGTGTGATGCCTATTCTGCCGTTGTGGATGCCATCAACGCCCACAATGCAGCGGCTGCTGTTGGCGAGGCTCTGTGGAGCATGGACGACCAGCCGGAGGCTTACGTTGTGGTGGAGGCCGGCACGCAGCCTGACCCTGCCGATGCACCGAAGCCGACCCCTACACTGGAGGAGCGGCTTGCTACGGTGGAGAGCGCCCAGACCCAGATGGCGCAGCTGCCTGAAACACTGGCTGCTTTGCAAAAGGAAAACGAGATGCTGAAACAGTGTCTGCTTGAGATGAGCGAGACTGTCTATGCGTAAAATCACACAAAAAATCGAAAGGATGGTAGTATTTATGATGGCTACGTTATGGGCACAGGAAATCATGTCTGCTGAGACTATGGAGGAGGCAAAGGCTCTGTATGAGCGCTGCCCCCGCTTGCTGAAGGAGAAGGTCAAGGCGATTCTTATCAAGAGCGGCTTTGAGGAAATCACACAGTAAGGAGGACGCTATGGCTGAAATTATGGATGTCTCCCGCTGGCAGGGGAGCATCGACTGGGACGCGGTGAAGCGCAGCGGCAAAATCGACGGCGTGATGCTGCGGGTGCTGGGCAGCAAGGGCGGCAAGCCCTACGTTGACCCGGCCTTCGCCCGCAACTACGCCGAGTGTGCCCGGCTGGGCCTGCCCGTGGGCGGCTATTACTACACCTGTGCGGTCACGCAGCGGCAGACGGAGGAGGAGCTGGCCGCCCTCAAAACAGCTCTCCGGGGCAAAACGTTCCAGCTGCCCCTTGCCATCGATGTGGAGGACCCCCGCCTGCGCTCCATGGCCCCCGCAAAGCTGTCCGCCCGCGTGGCCGAAGCCGCTGCCCAACTAGAAGCGTGGGGGCTGTATGCAATGGTGTACACCTACACCAATTTCGCGGATACCGCCCTCGACATGGCAGCCCTCGCTGCTTACGATCTGTGGATCGCGGACTACCGCGGCAAGCGCCCCACCCGCCGCCACGGCATGTGGCAGTACACAAGCAGCGGCAAAATCCACGGCGTGAGCGGCCCGGTAGACCTGAGCCATGCGTATAAGGACTACGCCGCCATCATCCAGCGGGCCGGGCTGGGGCAGGTCAGGTGGTGAGACCGATGGCAAGTTATCTGATTTCAGATGCACCATACGCACCCTGGCTCTCAGAGGTTCTAGCTACACTGGAAGAGCACAAGATCGACCGCATCACCGTAGCAGCGCCTCTGGCAGATGGTGAGGTGTTCACGGGGTACTACAACATGAGTACCCAGGACAAGGCCCTGCTGGCATCCAATATCCAAGCAGATGCCGTTCTGGATGCGGTGTGTCACAACGGACAGCGCATCCAGCAGGCGTGGGAAGATGATGAGGAGGGGTGAGACCGATGTGGCAGTTTATCACGGAGTATTGGGCCGGGTGGCTCTGTGCTCTGATCGGCGGCGCGATCCTTGCCGCCATCCCCAAGATCAAGGCCCTGTGGGACGCGGTGCTGGCCCTGCTGCACGACCGCATCTATACCGAGTGCTACCGTTTTATGGAGCTGGGGTACATCACCCGCGACGGCCTGCGCAACCTGAATTACCTCTACAAGACCTATCATGTGATGGGCGGCAACGGCACCGGTACGGAATTGTACAAGAGAGCCTGCGCTTTACCCATCCACGACTGAAGAAAGGAACTGACAATATGAACGCACACATCACTGGGAACAACACCCCCGCCATCCCCGCCGCGACCATCGCCCGCACTGTTGTGCTGGCACTGGCCCTCGTCAATCAGCTGCTGAGTGCAGCAGGCAAGCCGGTGCTGCCCATCGACAGCGCCAGCGTAGAGCAGTGGGTGACGGCTGGCCTGACCACCGCTGCCGCCATCTGGGCATGGTGGGAGAATAACAGCTTTACTCCCGAGGCCATCCGCGCCGATGAGTTGCTGGATCAGATGCAGGGGAAGATCAAGTAAGAGTACATAGCAGCAGCCCCGGGGAGCCTGATGGTTCCTCGGGGCTGTTTTCTTTTGGCATATTTCGGCATATTCCGACGCATTCCGCATTATCCGGCACATTCTGACATTTTCCGGTTAAAGTTGGATAGAAAGGATGTGTAAACT